CTCTCCTTTCATATTTTTGACCAATGCTCTCTGTACTTTATTCATACATTCTGTGAAGAATATGACGCTCTTGTGGCGGGTGTCCCGTAACAAATCCTCCACCTCTTGCATGATCTCTGCCCGCTTCTCATTGGCAGCCGAATGGTTGATGACGTCCAGTGCGAGGTGGTAATCCTTCACGAACGCTTTCCCAAGGGCTTCCATGCGCTTTTCGATCTTGGCGATCTGGTCAGCGCACATGTTGCTGAAATCGTAATCCATTACATGGTCTCCAGTTATGGCAGGACTGTTAACTGGCATGACCCATTTGTGAACACAGGCTTGTACCACTGCGTTCCATTTGAACCCACGGCACAGATAACGTCCGTCGGCAGGACGCTGAAGCCCTGACTCTTGATGTAGGCATCGAGATAACCAGCGCCTGAGATCGTGGATAGCGTGTCATTCGGGGCATAGAGGTGACCGATGCGTGGAACGATATTGTTCTGGCCCGGAAAATTGATGGTGAATTGATTGACTGACATGGCGTTACTCCTTTAACGGTTGATGGCTCTGTAATATAACTCCTGATTGCGCAGCTCTTGGGGCTTATTTGTCCCCAATTTGTCCTGTAAAAGTCCTGGGACCTGTCTCGCAATGTCCTTGTCGTTCTTCAGGACTTCCTTGCGGTTCTGCTCTTTGCTGTCCATAGCGATGCTCCTTAAAGATACAGTGATAACAAATATACCCCTGCTTCACTCTATCCCATCCAAATGGTGTACCAAAAGCATGACACCGCACACACTCATCCAACGCCATAGAAGGCTTCCAGTGCCTTTTCCAGTTTCTTCATGGCTTCCATGTTATGGGAACTGTACTGAATGCCATCGATGTACCAGTTCGCATCTTCCCCTTCGTAATCGACAAACAGACTCACGATTTTGGAAAGGTCGATCCACCATCCGTTGCTGATTTTGGTGAGCATATCATCCCCAGACTATTCCTTTGCCTTCACATGTTTTGCAATATGACAAACCTAACCCACCGCTTCCTGGATGAAGCCTTATACCATCCTCACACACAGGACATTTGTGCGGGACCTTTGACGGTGATTTCTTTTCAACGGAAATGATATTTCCATTTGCAAGTAATGGTCCGAGACATCGTTCTATTTTTGAAAGCCGTTCCTGTACCTGACCATCCGCATACGCGTTGTCGTCATTAACAGCTTCCTCAAACGAATTGATCTGTTCGTTCATTTTTTCCAGAAGGTCTTCAAGAACTTTCAGTCTGCCCAGTACGTCAGACGCGGTTATTCTGTCGTCTATTCTCATGTAATTTTCCACATTATCCACACGGTCAATCAAGTGTTGAAACTCTTCAGCTGCGCTGTACGTGGATTTTAATGGGATGTGTTTACACCAGCATTTCTTATTGCAGTCAGTCATGGGAATCACCGTGATCGATCTTGAGTGTGGCAACGCTGTCCGATTCAAAGAACGCCATCTTGACCAGACATGTGGTACACAGAATCATGCAGCCAAGCATGATGCCCAGAGAAAATATAATTATTGGTTCCACTGACTTGGTCATTTAGTTTTGCCACCTGAAGACTGGGTTAAACATGTCTACCTTTTCCTGTGGTGTCTTTGCCGCCAAGATGCGATCGGCCGCAAATTCCATTGCGATGTATTGTGCCGCACCGTGTGGGTGGGATGAAGCGTTTTTGTGGGGGACTTCACGGTATCTTTCCTCACCGCTGACGCTCAGACGACGGAAGCAGTAATCCTTCACAAACCCCCTGCGCAGCTGTGGGCAACCCTCACGGGATATGACGAACCCTGGCTGACCATCCACCATGGTGTTCATGAAGTACCGCACAGAGCCAATACGGGGCTCAAGGTCGTTCGATCTGGCTGGAGCTGTGTCAATGCCTATGGAGCAGAGCTCGCCAATACAGGACAGCTCCTCCATGATTTGATCCCCGGCAGTACCACTCGGATCACCCCGGGAAATCCCTCTGTAATCCAGGGAGCACCACACCCTTGGCAAAGGTCCTGATGCCCATATCCTCTGACGTGTATTCTTTCAATACACGAAACTGGCCACGGGGAGAAATTTGAACCACGATACATGCAGGAGTGAGCCCAAAGTCCCATCCCAAGTGGATTGGTTCTCCCTGAATTGCGTCTATTCTGATGACTGAGTGGAGGTCATCATTGTACTCGGGGTAGACCTTTTTGCCGAACCCGACGCTGCCATACTCTCCGAGACAGAAGACCTTGACGAAGTCTTCGGTCTGTCCTTCTGCGAGCTTGGTGTAGTAATCACCGGCAAGGTTGGCGGCATTGTCACAATCGGGGTTCTGAAACCAGTTCCCGTCCTCGTCTCGCAGGAGTCCTGGAGGCTGATGGAAGATTCGGTAAGAGTCGAGCTGCTTTGTTTCGAAGTCCCGGTATATCCAGTGGTCCACGTCAGGTGGGTTAGTGTCAGCGATAATGCCGGACCAATAAGGTTCGCTGCAAAATGCACGAGAAGGATAGCGATGATTAACTCGACCCTTGAAGTGGGAAAGTGCGCCTTGAGGAACTTCCGAAAGCTCGTTGATATACGCACCGGTTACCTCCAGAGACTTGATCTTGCGAAGGTCCTCCTCGCGGTCCAGAGCGATGAATATGAGCTCAAGCTCTATTATGCCATGGCCATCATTGAACGTGTGCTCATAGGTCAGCATGGGCTTCTGGCGCTTTCTTATGTCCCCGAGCTCACCGAACCATGCGAGCCATGTCTGGAGCGTGGTTGAATAGAGTTCACCTGATGTGTTCCTGACGATGGCCCACCGTGACTTTCTTCTTCCGTTGCTCCACCTTGGCATTGCGCACGCGTTGCGCACAATATGGTTGATACACATTGTTGACTTGCCGGAGCCGTAAGGACCAATAACAAGATTAACAAAACTGTCTGTGTCATGGAAAAGCGCACCGGTTGGGGATGGGATGTAGAGACGCACAAGGTCACTGGTAAATATCTTGGTGCCTTTCTTGCCGAACTCAATGTGCTGCTGATCCTGTGCCCTGAATGAGTTCTTCAGGAAATCAAAATCACGACGACATTCAGCGAGTGACTTCATGTTGATCCCTTGTGAGGGAACCGGTCGTCGTTGGGCTTGCGCGGTTCCTTCAGCTTCTCATGGGTTGTGAATCTCGCACCGCAACGCAGGCACTCACGACGTCTCATCGTGGTGCCGTTGTTTTCATTATGACGTACCCATACGACCGTACTGTGCGGGTACTCACAACCCGAACACTGCATTATTTTCCGTCCATCACCTGACGCATCACCTTGGGTCCGTCCACACGCTTGGCAGCTGCGTTGGTCGGATGTGGCACGCGCTTGTCTGTGTGATAGATTTTGTTTTCATATCCGGGGTGCTGGCTGTTTGGCATGTCAAATGCAGTTGCGCCCACGCCCTGATCACCGTTTTCCTCTTTCATGACAATATCCTTTTGCCTATTTACGGACGCCCCGAAGGGTCTTTTTACCAAGGATTTTATTTGCCTTGGAGTCAATCTTTTCCTCAGATGATTTTGAGAGCTTGCCCTTCTTCACCATCTGACTGGCACGTGCTTTCGCATTGGCTGCGTGTGAACGGTCTGGCATCGGGTACTTCTTTTCCCCGGGCATACCGAACTCACTTTTTGGAATCTTTTTCCTTTTTGAGGCTGACAACTTTGCCATCTTGAGCTCCTTTTTTCATTCGTTCCTTCATCTCATGGATTTCACCAGCAAGTTCTATCACAGCGGAGTTCGCGGAGAAATGCTTGTGATGGCGACGTTCGAGTCTCCATGCCGCTGACTGCCATACCTCACCATCCATGGCGTTCTGAATGACTTCAAGGGCTTTAACCCCTGATTCACCCTCTGCTGCTTTTAAGGCATTGTAGAATTCTTGATATTCTGAGTCAGGATTTGTCTGGGCATCGATCACCCATTTTCTGAAAACGTCGTATGAAACGCCCGCGTAATTGCAGGCCATCTCGTAATAAGCACCCAGACGAATGGCATAAATGAGTTTGTCAGTGATTTCTTTTGTGAACTTTGAGGGCCTTCCAGCCATAATTCTCAATCCCTTTGAGAAGTGTCAGATTATTCTACCAGTGAATACCCTCGTCTGAGTCTGATTTTTGTGATTTTCTCGATTTCAGCTCGGATTGTATCTCCTTCACCACATTGTACGCGGCGTACAACGCGACAACCCCGCCCACCACGAATAACCACCAGTACGTGCTCATCCAAAAGGTCCTTTTCTGTCCTGAGATAGTAATACCTTCCGTTGGCATGATTTTCAAATTTTATCATGCGTCCTCATTAACACTTGACACCTAGACACCGGAGTGTCACACTAGCCTCATAGCTGCACAGACTAACACTAAATTGACCAGTAAGGGAACAAAAAATGAGCTACAACTCCGCAAAAAATGAAGCCGCACGCCTCCTGATCTATTACATCAAGAACCGGATCGATGAAAGTCACTGGGACAGTGACAACGATTCGGAGGTGAAAGGCATTATTGATGACATTGGAACCATGATTGAAGAGAAGATAAAAGACGCCATGCAGGACCTGTTTGATCGTTAAAAGGTAGAGCCATTCTTGAGAGGGGACTTCTAACAATGACCTACGGCGAAGGCTATCTCTGTATTTTTGTAATCCTGATTCTTTTGGGACTGTGGCTTCCCCATCCGGCAGGGTGGGTCATTGCGGGGGTATTTGGGGGACTGCTGCTGTTTGGCTAGGGTCCCACGTCATCTTGATGTTGATTTCCATGGACGACAGCTCTTTCATCTGGGGCACGGCGTTCTTGAACCACACCGAAAACTTGTCTTCCAGACTGGCGAGGATGTTGTTGGCATCGGGGTTGGCGAGTATGGCTGGCCCCACCTGTTCCACGTTGGCTGGGTTCAGGCCCAGTGCGTTGGACAGCAGGTTCATGCCAACGACAGCAGCTGACCCGGCTGCAGGGGTTCCCACCACACTGGCAATGAGCGGTGCGACCTTCTCAAGGACCGGAAACGCCTCACCGAGTATTTGCTTGAACATCGTCACTCCTCCGACTCGTAGGCCCGTTTCAGCCAGCCATTGAGGAAGAGCTCCTGATCTGGCTTGCGTGCGACGATCTCGCGGTAATTACCAGCTCGTTCGGAGCGCATGGCAGGGAGCAGATACTTGGCACT